TTACAAGCGGACGTAAAATTCCATGTAAGTCAGCGGTGGGTGGAATCCGCAATATTTTCTTTGCAGACTTCGGAACTTTAGGCACCGCAACAATCGCAGCTGGCGAAATAACAGCATTTTCTGGATCTCCAGTATGGTTTCAGTTTGACATTAAAAATACTGCGACAACAATGGAGACAGCTATTACTTCAAGCAGAGATAACGGAACGACGTTTTATGATACCACGTTATCAATGACTTTAACGTTTCAAGACAAAGCAACTCAAGAGCAGTTAAAACTCTTAGCAGTAGCACGTCCTCATGTATGTGTAGAAGACTATAACGGAAATTACTTTGTTGTAGGGCTTCTCAATGGTGGAGACGTAAACGGAGGCACTATCGTAACTGGTGGAGCTATGGGAGACTTGACTGGTTATACTCTAACTGTTAACGCACAAGAAGTAAACCCACCTTTCTTTGTAACGTCAACAGTAATTACAGACGATGCTTCTGCGGTACAAATTGACCCAACAGCTTAAAAAGTTTGTTTTTTTGATTGATTAAAGGGGTTATCTTAACGGATAGCTCCTTTTTTTTATCTGTAATACAAAATTTTTAGCGTTTGGTTATATATTAATATGCAGATAATACAAACAAGCGGAAATAAGACCTTTAATATAATCCCTAGAGTTTTTACAGTAGGCAATTTAACCGTAACAATAACAAGCGAAAGTACAAACACTCCTATAAGTGTTGTAAGCGCATCTTCTGTAAGTGGAAATTACTTACGATTTGCTTCAGTATTTGGAACTTTAGTAGAAGGTCAGTTTTATATACTAAATGTAAGTAATGGGTCAGAGATAATTTACAAAGATAAAGTGTTTTGTACTGACCAGACAATAAACCAAACAGCAAACGATTATTACAGCATTAATAAAAATCAATTTGTTAGCGAAGACAGCGCAAGCAATGAATACATTATAATATGAACGACTTAACAGTAGTAAATTTAAGCAATTACGCGTCTCCTGAGATTATAGAAAGCTCTAGCAAAGAATGGGTTTCTTTTGGATCTAATAATGATTATTTTTCTTATTTGATTCAAAGATACGAAGGCTCTCCAACTAATAACGCTATAATAAACTCTATTAGCTTAATGATTTACGGGCGTGGATTAGATGCTACAAACTCAAGCAAAAAGCCAGACCAATACGCTCAAATGATTTCTTTACTTAAGAAAGACATGGTTAAAAATCTATCTCACGATTTGAAGCTTATGGGCCAGTGTGCTATGCAAGTAATTTATTCTAAGGATAGAAAAACCATTGCAAGAGTTGAACACATAGCGGTTGAAAACTTAAGAGCTGAAAAATGTAATGAAAAAGGCGAAATAGAAGCATACTACTATTCAGATAATTGGGCTAAAGTTAGAAACGTCAGTAATACTGTAAGAATACCAGCTTTTGGCTTTAGTAAAGAAAATATAGAAATTGTATATGTAAAGCCTTACAGAGCTGGCTACAAATACTATTCTAGCGTTGACTATGCTGGTTGTTTAGAGTGGGCAGAGACAGAGCAGCTCGTGTCAAATTTTCATCTTAACAATACAATGAACTCTTTTAGCCCAAACACGTTAATACAGTTTAACAATGGGACGCCAAATGCTGAAGAAAGACAAATGCTTGAGAATAGAATAGCTGATAAATTTACTGGCACTTCTGGAGCTAAGTTTGTACTTAGTTTTAATGATAACCCAGAGGCTGCTGCAACAGTAGACACATTGGCAATTAGTGATGCTCACAATACATATAATTTTGTAAGCGAAGAAGCTACTAGAAAAATAATGGTAGGTCATAGAGTTACGTCTCCTATGCTTATGGGAATTGGAACTCAAGGCACTTCTTTAGGCTCAAATGCTGATGAATTAAAGACAGCTTCTTTATTATTTGATAATACCGTTATACAGCCATTTCAGACGCTTTTAATAGATGCCTTTGATGCTATACTAGCTTACAACCAGATATCGCTTAAATTATACTTTAAAACGCTTCAGCCGCTAGAGTTTAAAGACCTTGAAAATGTTATGGACTCCGAAACAATGGAAGAAGAAACGGGGGTTAAGTTAAGCCAAGAATTAAAAGAGATAGATGGCAAACAAGCCTATGAGACAATAGCAGAAGCAGAAGCTAAGGCTTTAGAGCAAGGTTGTGAAGGCTATCACGAACATGAAGAAGATGGAAAGACCTGGTATATGCCTTGTAAAACACACGAAAATGCAGAACTAACAGAAGATGAAACAGACAATGTTTTAGGCTCGTTAGCAGATACTGGAGTCGTAATGTCATCTGAGTATGTTTATGTAGATGAAATCGATGCAGACAATGATTTAAGCAATGAAGACTGGGCTAACTATTTGATTGATGATAAAAAAGACACCTTATCTAAAGTAAAAGATTTGCTAGGATTAAAGGATGAAATAACTTCTAAGAAAAAAGGGAGTTCTTTTAGCTATTTAGATTCTAAAAATGGATTATATAAAATTAGATACACTTATGCGATAGGCTCAAAAAAGCCTAGTAAAACTCAGAGGTCTTTTTGTAAAAACATGATGAACATGGCTAGGGCTGGTATTGTGTGGACGATTGAAGATATAGACAGAGCATCTCGCGAGGGTGTTAACAGAGAGTTTGGGCACAATGGTCAACCTTTTAATCTTTTTAAATTTAAGGGCGGAATATACTGCCGCCATAAATTCAAAAAAGTGCTTTATAGATTAGAAAGCAATACAGAGCCTTCAGAGAATTTAGGAAACTATAAAAAGACTAGAACAATTCCAAAGAGTTATATAAAAAACCCAGTAGGATCAAAACAAGCTGGAATAGCGCCAGAAAATATGCCTAACAGAGGCGCATACCCAAATTAAATAAGATATGGCTACAGCATTATTTATAACACAAGAAGACTTAGTAAGAAATAGTATTATTGATGGAAATACTGATTATGACAAGATAGTACAATTTGTGAAAATCGCTCAAATAATTGATATTCAGAATTTATTAGGAACGGATTTATACAACAAAATCAGCGAAGATATTATATCAGGAGCTGCTGGCGGTGCTGGTTTGTCTGGAGATTATTTAACATTAGTTAATGAGTATATACAGCCTACTTTAATTTGGTTTGCTCAGATGAATTATATCCCATTCTCAGCTTATTCAATTACTAATAAAGGCATTTTAAAAGGATCAAGCGAGACAGCACAAAACGTAGATAAAAACGAAGTAGATTATTTAGTCTCTAAAGCTAGAGAGTATGCAAATTACTATTCTACTAGAATGGTAGACTATTTATGTTTTAATAGCTCATTGTTTCCAGAATTTACAAGCAATACAAACAACGATATAAGTCCAGATACAGACTCGACAACCTTTAATGGATGGGTGGTATAGCAAAATATAAAGTAAAAGCAAAAAATATAAGACGGTTAAAAAGCTATATACAGCTTAAGGAAAAAAAAGCACTTTTAATAGTAAAAGATGATAAATAATTTAATAAACGCTAAAAGCAGACAGTATACTGGGAGCGGTCTTACTAGTGAAAAAATGTCTGTAACTTGGAGGCATTATATTAGCGGCATTAACACATACACGTTATATGACACTGGATCGACTACAACGTTTCCTTTTGCTTATGGCGGCATACCAGTGCCTTACGATGCTTATTTTACTTCTTTAAGTTTAGCTAGTATGCCTTATTCTAGTAGACAATTTCCTAATGGAAGTAGCGCAACAATTAGCGTCTATGCTGATAATGTTTTATTAGGCTCACAAACTCAAGCTTATGGAAACAATGTAAGAGAATACGTCAAATTTGACTTTGGGCGTAAACTATCAATAAACGCAAATCAAGTAATTACATTGAGGTTACAAGTAAATGGACAATGGTGGTATAGTGCTACAACTTCAATAATAACACAAAGATAATGGAAAATCCAAAACTAGCAATGATACCAAGCGGCTATAATGCAGCCGACGCCAAGCTTTACTCAATACTTCCAAGTGACGGAAGCGGTGACTTTACGGTTTCAGTAGATGCAGACGCTACCAGAGTAAATAAAGATGGTTTAATTGAAGGGGTTGCTTTAAATCAAGCTAGGCTAACTTATGACCCATTAAACCCAGAGTGTCCTAGTTTACTTTTAGAAAGCGAGTCAACTAATTTACAAGTTTATAGTCAAGAATTTAATAATTCTGCTTGGACTAAAATTCAAAGCACTATAACTGCTAACAACACAACATCTCCAAGCGGAGAATTTAACGCTGATAAGTTACAAAGAACCGCTACAAACTCTAGTTTTGTACTAGATTCAATTAGTAAAGCAAGTGTGGCTAAAACTTATACAACTTCTGTTTTTGTAAAACAAGGAGAAGGCAATTTTTTGGCTATTAGAGCTCAAGGACAATACCCTAGTAGAATAGATTTAAGATTTAATTTTTCTACTAAACAAATTACGCAGTATTTAGCATCAAGCAACTTTACAGCTTTAAGCTCAAGTGTTAAAGAGTTTAAAAATGGTTGGTTTCGTATCTCAATGACGTATACGACAGATACTCATACTCAAGTAACAAATTATTTTAGTACTAGAAGCTCAGACGGTAATACTGATAGTACAGATATTAACTCCTCAGCAAATTGTTTTTTATGGGGGTGTCAAGTAGAAGAGAATAGTTTTGAAACTAGCTATATTACAACTACTGTAATACAGACAAGATTTGCAGATGTTTGTAGCGTAACTACACCTACTGGAGTAACTACTATTACAGAAACTTTCGCAGATAATACGACTAACGTAATTACTACTATACCTACTACATACACAGTAAGTAATGGATTGATTAAAAAAATAATAATGAACTAATGGCATACGGAGAAATATATAAAACAACTTACTGGGGGTTACCAGTGAAAGACGGATGGGGTGGGATTTACTTTGATTTAGCAAATACTAGTCTTACTGGTTTTGTTTTTGATGTAGACACTACACAATCTGGAGTTTCTACTTCAACACAGTTTAAACTACCATTATCAAGTCGAGGAGAATTAACTACAAACGCAGAAGTTGACTGGGGAGACGGTACAACTGACACAATAACAGCTTACAATCAAGCCGAAACTACTCATACTTATTCAACAAGTGGAATATATACTATAACAATTACTGGAACTTTAGAGAGTTGGTATCTTAATACTAGTGGAGATAGGTTAAAAATAAAAGAAATAAAAAATTGGGGTAATGGAGATGGATTAAATTTAAAAAGTATAGATGGGTCATTTTTCAACGGAGCATCAAATATGACTTGTATAGCGACCGATGGGCCAACTATCTCTACAAATAGTTTTTCTCAAATATTTAGATCGGCTAGTAGTATTGTAAGTGGTTTAAAAAATTGGGACATTTCAAGTGTAACATCTTTAACATTCGCTTTTTACTTTGCTAGTTCATTCAATGAAGATTTAAGTAATTGGGACGTAAGCAACGTGACAAATTTTAGTTTTTGTTTTGAGGTAACCTCTATAGACCAAAGCTTTGCAGCTTGGGATATGACAAGTGCCACAAGTTTAACTAGAATGTTTAAATCTACAACTTTGTCTACTGCAAATTATGACGCAACGCTTATAGGTTGGGCGGCTCAAAGTTTAAATAGTAACTTATCTATTGACTTTGGCTCTGCAAAATACACTCCTGGAGGAGCTGCTGAAGCAGCAAGAAATACATTAATAAATACTTATAACTGGACTATTGTAGATGGTGGACCTGCTTAATATATAATTATGAAAAAAAGAATTGATTTATGCTACCCAGAACAAGAGACATATTTTATTTGCTGGGATAATAAAAGACAAAATATAATGGCTTACGATAGTGTAACTCCTACGCAATGTTTGGGTACAAAATGGAAAGAAATAGACTATTACATTGTAAAAGATTTATGGTTAGAAATATTAAGTAATAACGGTATTGATACCGAATTTTTGTAAATAAAAAATACAATGAAGATAGGAAAATACGAGTTTAAAAACGAAGAAACAGCTGAAGCTAAAATAAAGGGTTTAGGCGTAGCAAAAGATGAAGACGGTAACGAATATCCAACGCATAATCATAGTATTGTTAAACTCGGTAATATAGTTTTAGAGCGTGCAGAATACGATGACGAAGGCAAGGAAACTAAAGCACCAGTATTAAGCAGTAAGTATCACTTAGACGTAGCTTGGCGATTAGAGGATACTTATAGTGAAGACGGAGAACTAATAAAAGCAAACCACCCTTATGGTTGGAAGTCGGCTAATGTAGACTTAGACAGTAACGGAGTACACTCATTTTTAGGAGTTGACTATTTAAAACATAAATTCTAATGACTATCGAGGATTTTAAACTAGGAACATTTAACGCCATTTCTTTTATGGTAAGTTTTACGCACGTAGAGAACAGCTTAAAGGTTATACTATTAGTTTTATCTATAGGCTATACAGCTCAAAAGATATACGAAACACATAAAAAAAAGAATGACTAAGAACTTTAGCTTAAAAGAGTTTGATTCTAAAGATGGTAGCAAAATGCCTTCTGAGGTTTACTTAAACATAGTTAAACTTGTAGGGCAATTACAATTCTTAAGAGATTATACTGGTAGAGCTATAACTGTAAATAGTGGTTACAGAAGTCCAGAACATAACTCAAGCAATAAGGTTAAAGGAAGTAAAACAAGCCAACACTTACTAGGCAAAGCTGCTGATATCACAATAGAGGGCTTAAAACCAGCAGAAGTATATAGGCTAATTGATGAGCTTATAGGTATGGGATTAATGCTACAAGGAGGCTTAGGAAACTATAAGACTTTTACACACTACGATATAAGAAAGACTAAAGCTCGCTGGTAATGAAAAAGATACTTGACTTTTTAGGCGGTAATGTAATTAAAGAAATAGGTGGTATAATAGACAACTTATTTACTACTGACGAAGAACGCTTAGAAGCTAAAAACAAGATATTTAAAGTAATACAAGAGAAAGAGCTTGAGCTGCAAAAAATGCAGACAGATATAATTATAGCTGAAGCAAAAGGAAACTGGCTACAAAGAAGCTGGAGACCTATTCTAATGCTTGCTTTCGGTTTTATAGTTATTTATGTAAAATTCTTAGCTCCTTTATGTGGGTTCACTATTCCACCTTTAGAGAATGAGTTCTGGAATTTACTTCAGTTAGGTATAGGTGGCTATGTAGTGGGCAGAAGTGCTGAGAAAATAGCTAAGAGCGTTACTATTAACAAAAACTAATATATGCGACCAAGATTAAACGGTAAAGTTTTAAAAGCTTACGAGAATTTAATTAAAGAAGAAAGAAGAATTTTAGTAATAGGAGACATTCACGCTCCTTTTGAATTAGATGGTTATTTTGAGTTTTGTCAAGAAACCTATGCAAAATATAATTGCAACCAAGTTATTTTTATTGGAGATATTATAGATAATCATTACAGCTCATTTCATGTAAGCGATCCAGATGGCATGGGTGGAGGGGATGAATTAGACTATGCTATTAATGATGTTCAAAAATGGATTAAAGCGTTTCCTCATGCTGATGTGTGCATTGGAAACCATGATCGCATAATAATGAGAAAAGCGTTTGACTCACAAATCCCTAAACGTTGGATAAAGTCCTATAATGATGTATTAGGTACTGATTGGAATTGGACTGAGCGCATTGTCTATGATGATGTTCAGTATGTACATGGCGAAGGCGGCACTGCTAGAACTAAGTCAAAAAACGATATGATGTCTACAGTTCAAGGACATATACATACACAAGCCTACGTAGAATGGGCAGTAGGTAGAAACTTTAAAGTATTTGGTATGCAGGTAGGCTGCGGTGTGGATGGTGGCTCTTATGCGGCTGCCTATGCAAAGAACTTTAAAAAGCAAGCGATTGGCTGCGGTGTTGTAATTGGTGGTCATACAGCAATAAATTGCCTTATGGATCTCTAAATATTAGTAGTTTATTCTACTATCTATTCTACCATAAGACAATCTACTCTGTAGATAGTGGAGTCGCCGAGACTCGGACAAATTTATACTATTTATGTATAAACACTATAAATACACATAAATTAATCAGTTTATAACTATAAGAGTTTATACTAATTTATAAGTTAAATATAAATTAAAACAACTTATATATTCTACTATCTATTCTACTGCCTATATTTGCAGTATGTATTTTTATTTAAAAAAGCCAAATTCAGACAAAGAGACTATAATACTATTAAAGTACTATGTATCTAATAGTAAAAAGTATTTTCAAATTTCAACAAAGTTAAGCATAAATCCTAACAACTGGAATTTTAAAAGTAGAAGTCCAATAATCAAAAGAGGGCTTGCAAGTGTAGAATCTAGGCAATTAACCCACCAGTTAAATAAATTAGATGAACTTTTACAAAGCACTATAAATAAACATGGAGCTTATTTAACAAAGGAGCATTTAACCGAAGTATTTAAGCCTAAAAAGAATATAGCTAATAATGTTATTGAATTATACAGCGAGTTTTTAAAGGAGAAAAAACAACAAGGTACTGTTACAGCTAGAACATTGCAAAAATATAATGTGGTGTTTTCAAAATATAAAGCCTTTTGTAGCAAACAATCTAAAACTTATAAAATAAAAGAATTAGATGATGATTTTTATGTAGCGTTTTTAGCCTATTTAAGACACAAAGATAAATTAAACGACAATACACTCGCTAGATACTTAACCTTCTTTAAAACCTTTGTTATTTGGTGTAATCGTAAGGGGTTTGACGTTAATAATGACTATACTAATGTATCAGTAAAAAAGTACCAATCCGATGACGTGGCTTTAAATTCAAAAGAGGTGGAAATACTAGAAAATGCTGATTTAAACGGATCTGATGAAAAGGCTAGAGACTTGTTTTTAATTGGTGTGTACTCTGGACAGCGGTTTTCTGACTACTCAGTCTTTGAGCGTGCTGATATACAAGGAGAATTCATTATAAAACGTTCAGAGAAAACAGAAAGCCATAGTATAATCCCTTTACATAATAAACTTAAAAACTTATTAGATAAATACGACTGGAGACTTCCTAAGATAAGCTCTCAAAAGTTTAATGTTCGCATACAGTCCGTATGTAAAGACTTAGGGTTTGATAATGAAATTAAAAAAACTACTTACAGAGGTAGTCAGAAGACTATTGAACTATTACCTTTGTGGAAGATGGTAGCTTCACACACAGCCAGGAGAACTTATATTACTTTAATGGCTGAGAAAGGAATGGCAGACCATTTTATAATGGCTGTAACTGGTATTAAAGACGTCAAGACATTAAGTAAATATAAAAAGCTAAACAAAAATAATCTGTTTACGATTTCGGAATCTCTTTGGGGTTAAATTTTTTAGCTAGTTTGGCAATGTATAATTTTTTATATATCTCATCTAGCTTTTTTTGTTCTTCTAAATTATAGAGATTATAATTCTCTTGATAAAGTTTGTTGTATTCCGATAAAGTCATGCGTAAGCTTTTTATAATTATTTTTATTTGTTTTAAATATTATTTTTTATTTATTAAAAATGATTTTAAGTATGTACTAAAAGTATGAATTAGTTTCATTACAAAACTAGTTATAAATTACCCAACATCTCTCAAAAATTAACCTATACATTTTGGTTTTGTTAATTTTTGATAGATATTCTTTTAAATGTTATTTTATTGAATCTAAACAGTTGTCTATTTTTACAACAAATTGTTTTGCATCCTTTTCTATAAGAAACATATAGCGCTCCATTTCTAACAAACGTTCATGTAAAAGATTTATAGAAGATTTTAGTTCTTCTTCGCCATCTTTAACGATTAGCGCTTCTTCATCTATTTTATTACTTAGTAAGTGTAATGCTTCAAGTCCTTGTTCATAAAATTTATTTTCTACTTCAGTTTGTTTTTTCTCAAAGTATTTTATGACTTGCTGTGCTGTAACTGTAAGATCATCCTCATCTCCTTTTTTAGCTTCAATTCCATACAAAAGCCAATCTTTAGTATACTCTGGGAATGCAGTTAATATTCTATCTATTGTCTTAGTGCTTGGCTTTCGATTGTCTTGAATTAATTTATGAATAGTTCCTGGAGAATTAAGCCCTATAAACTTGCAAAAATCTAAAACAGACAAGTTTTTATCTTGTAAGATTTTTTTTATTCTTATCGAGTAATTTGTATTCATTAAAGTATTTTTAAGTAATAATTTGTATAGTATTATTATTATTAGTATATTTGTATAACAATAAGTAGTAATTACTATATTATGTTCTTATAAATATACAAAAATTATGTTAGAAAACACAAAAAACTTATTTACACAACTAAAAGATAAACAGTCGTTTATCATGCTTTGCTCTACTGAATTTGAAATTAAGCCTTTATCAATTAGAAATAATTGGTTTGGTGGTTATTGGGCTATTCCAGATAAGCACCAAGAACGAGTTGTAGATTTATTACAGAACTCTATTATTAAGCAAAACCTTTTAAAACAAGTGCCATGCTTATAGCTAGTAAAGATCAAATGCGAGAACTGTTTAAAGAGTTTGCTGATGTGTACGCTATAAACATACAAGAGCAAATAGAAAAGGCTGTAAACGCTTCACAATGTAACGTTAATATGAACGTAAAAGAATGTAGCGAATATTTAAGCCAAACCACAATGACTACTTACAATCATATACAAAAAGGCAAAATTAAAGCTAATCGTGTAGGTAACAAATATTTAATTCCTAAAAACCAATTTATATAATGATACAACAAAAATTTAAAACAATGCAAAGTAATGGGCTTGGCGAGTTCATTACACAAATTGAAGACGTTCCAGTTTTCTTTCACGATACACACGAGTCTAATTTAGGTGCTTCAGTTTCTATTAGATGGAGGTTTGACGTAGAGCTTAGGGATTACGGAGTTAAATCTATAAACGCTTATACAGTACAAGCACAAGTAGAAATAATAAACCTAGACACTTTAGAAGTCATTGAGATTATTGATACAAATGAATTTAAGTCTAGTGGCTGGACTTTAGAAGATGAAGGTATTAATTTAAACCATTCTATTGGCCCTACTGATTGCTCTATTGACTACAAAGACAGTTCAATTTTTATAGAGTGGTAATGGAGACAAACGACTACGATAATCCAGCATATGATAACGATTACAATGAGTGTCCAGTATGTGGCACACCAACAACTAACAGAAGCGTTTGCTCAAGAACTTGCTTTGAGGCTGACATGATGTAAAACAATAAATAAATAATAACTATAAAAAAAGAGAAACAATGGCAATCAAATTTGAACAAAAAAACAATCAAACAAAAACAGACTACACAGCACCAGCAGGTACGCACATCGCTAGGTGTTACAAGATGATTCATGTAGGCACTCGAAACTATGAGTACAACGGAGATCCAAAGACAAAAAATTCTATTTGGCTTTATTTTGAATTACCTACTGAAATGAGAATATTTGACAAAGATAAAGGCAAACAACCCTTATCAATTAATATAGAGTATAACCTCACTTTTTATGAAGCTGCAAAATTATTCAAACACGTTAACTCATGGAGAGGTAAAACATTAACCCCTCAAGAAATTGATGACTTTGAAATAGATTCACTTATAGGAGAGCCTTGCATGATTTCAGTCATTCATAACGTATCTCCTAAGAACGGTAAAACATACGCTAATATTACAGCAGTCTCAGCAATGCCTAAAGGCATAGAAGCACCTAAGCAAATCAATGAGAGCTTTATATGGGATTACGATACTAACTTTAGTATAGAAGCTTTTAACGAGTTTCATCCATTTTTCCAGGACATGATTAAAGAGACTCCAGAATGGGATAAAAAGCAAACTGATTTATTAGAAAGTGGTTTACTTGAAAAAGTAATATCTGAAAGTAATGAATCTAACGATATGCCCTTTTAATTATGGAATCGAAAATAGATAAAAAACACGTTCAGCATTGGGAGAGATTCGCGAATGTAAACATACTACTAGATAAGCACCTAGAAAAGAACAACATTGAACTCTATAAGAGTTTAAGACATATTGTGTCATTCTATAAAGAATGTACTAAGGACAGTATTAACAAAGAAATATTTCAACATGAAAATAGATATTAATTTAAAATATGTGCCTAATGATCTTGAAGAAATATACGAAGTTATTTGTCAGATGTATAATATAGATATAAGACATAAAACCAGAAAAAGAAACTATGTAGATGCTAGGGCTATATTTTATGCTTTATCAAGAAAACTTACTACACATTCACATCTTTTAATTTCTAGCTTTTTAAAACAAGGTCATTGCTCGAGTTTGCATGGTGTAAAACTTTTTGACAACTTAATGGCTACCGATAAAGACTTTAGAGAAGCTGCTCGATTTGCCTTGTTTAAGTGTTGTAATATTTTAGAAAAAGTTCACGAAGACTCAAGAGATTATATCTTTCAAAATTGGTCAAAGATAACTAATGTTCAACAGTCAAAAATTTGCGAAAAATTAAAAAGCTATATAATGGATAATATGGAAATAAAACTAAAAAAAGAATCTTATGCCTAAAGCACCAGCATTTCAATTTTATGCTCAAGATTTTCTGACTGGGGTTATGGATCTAACTATGGATGAACGTGGCTTATACATAACCCTTTTAGCTAGACAATGGGCAATATTTGATGAAAAAGGAATACCCAAAAAAAGGCTAGCCTTATTGGTGGGTTTTGAGTGGGATAACCTACCAGAAATGATAAAAGAAAAGTTTGATGATAATGGAGACTACTTCTTTAATTCTCGTTTAATGGAGTCTTTTAAACAACTTAAGTCTTATAAAGAAAAACAACGACTTAATGGACAAAAAGGAGGACGACCTAAAACCCAAACGATAACCAAAAAAAGGTCTTCATTGAAGATTGAAGATAGAAGTATGAAGAATGAAGATAGAAAAAAGAAGATAGAAGTAGAAGTTAAAGTAGAAGCTGTAAAGCCTTATCAAACAGAAAACTTTGACATCGCTTGGGCTAATTGGAAACAGTACAAACGCTTAGAGCTTGGTTTTAATTACAAAACTATTCACAGCGAACAAGCAGCACTTACACAACTAGGCAACAAGACTACAAGCGAACAACACGCAATAGACTCAATTAACAACGCAATGGCAAAGGGGTGGAAAGGAATCTACCCAGAAAAACAGATGACAAATGGAAGCAAGAAAAATAGTAAAAATGGACAGCAGTATTCAGAAGACTTCCTCCAAGAAGTTGTTACAAAATTACAACCCTTCTAACTGCATGAGTCATGCTAGTAAGATGATTACAGTCGCAGACGCAATAAACTCTAAAGCACCAAGCCTAGCAAGTTTTAAAAGAGATCAAAGCAAAGAGTTTACAGTTAATTTTGTAATGGTTTGGCTAGTTTATTTAAACAACATTTTAAACCTTAACAAGCCAATGAGCGAGGAACAAGTCAGACTATGCGCTGGAATGATTGTAGAAGAGTTCTACATGCTTAAAATATCAGACTTGACTCTTTTGTTTAAACGTATTATTTCTGGCTCTTACGGAGAGTTCTACGAACGTTTAGGCATTGATAAGATACTAAAGTTCTTTAGGTCGTACTTAGAAGAACGCTATGACGAAGCTTCTAGGATGTCTCAGCAAGTACACAACGATAGGCAAAGCGATGACACGTTTAACTTTAGCAATAACATGAGGCGTAAGCATTACATAAAAAAATAGTCAAGAGGTTGCTAATATTTTTTAAGAAGGGAATTACAAAAATGTAGTTCCTTTTTTTATTTCTACTTGCACCCATTTATAGCAGCATTAAAAAATAGTCAAGAGGTTGTAACTCTAAAATATTTAAAGGTTTTTTATTAAATTGTATTACAAATTGTTGTATTTGTGTAATAAATTGTTTAGTTTTATGCAAACAACCAAACTTTGTTTAAGAAAAGATATCAAAATAAGTACGGAGCTGTCAAGCAAACTTACAATGGCAGATCATATCACAGCAAGAAAGAAGCTGCCTACGCTATGGAGCTACACATGAGAGAGCTTGCTGGCGAAATTACAGAAATTATTCCACAGTACCCCCTCCGCTTATATGTAAACGGAAAAAAAATCTGTAATTACTTCATGGATTTTAAGATAACCCTAGCCGATGGAACTGTCGAGCTAATAGAAGTTAAGGGGTTTGAAACCCCTATTGCTTAGTCCCCTTTACTTTTTAGTAGGGGGGACAAAACTATCTGGAGACTTAAATGGAAATTAACCGAAGCACTACTTGAAGAACTTGAGCCAGGTGCAAAACTAGTATTAGTAAAATGACAGCAATCGATTATTTAATTTTTGCCTTAGCTATAGGAATGTTTTTTTATGCTATCTACAAATCATTTACAGATAATTATTAGACCAATGATTAAATCTAGTAAAAAGCTCATAATTAGGTTAGAAGAAGCTAACCGAAGAATAATTAATTATGAAAATGAGATTGCTTACTGCGATAGAATTATTGAATCGTTATACGAATATATAATCGAAGTTAAATTGACAAAAATAAAAACAAATAAAATACTTGACGAAATCAAATTATGGAAAAAAAGACGTGACAATTATTTTTATCACGTAAATACTTTATGCGCATGAAGTCTGTAACAATAACTAACAAAGTTAAAAACGGAAGGCTTAACGAAAACCAAAGCGTTGTTAAAGCTCTAAAGAACTTTGAAGGCAAAATCATTGAGATAGTTATAAGGCTTAAAAAAAAGAATAGATCCATAAGCCAGAACTCTTACTACTGGGCAGTAATTATACCAGTAACCATCCAAGCTATAGCAGATGAATGGGGAGAGCATTGGGATAGAGAGAAAGCACACGACTTTTATAAAATGCACTTCCTACAATACGAGATTGTAACAAACGACAATAAAATAATTAAAGCGCCAAAGTCTACCACAGAAAACAACACACATGATCAAGAGGTATTCCATAAGCAATGCAGAGATTTTATTAAGGAATTCTTTAATGTAGATATTCCATTACCTAATGAAAACATAAAATTTGAATGAAAGTATTAGAGTTATTTGCTGGAAGTAGATGTGTTGGCAAAGCTGCACATTCTTTAGGCTATGAGGTTTTTAGTTCTGATTTAAATGCTTTTGATGGTATAGATTATGCAGTAGATATATTAGATTTTGACACAAACAAAGTGCCTTTTAAGCCAGACATCATATGGGCAAGTCCTCCTTGTACTACTTACAGTATTGCTGCAATATCACATCATAGACCAAATAATAAACCTTTATCAGATTTTGCAGTTAAAAGCGATTTAATAGTTAAAAAAACTTTAAAAATAATAAAAGAACTAAACCCTAAATATTGGTACATAGAAAACCCAAGAGGAATGTTAAGAAAGCAGAAGTTTATGATTGGACTTCCTAAAGCTACTGTTTGGTACTGTACTTATTCAGATACTAGAGCAAAGCCTACGGACGTCTGGACTAATAATTTAAGGTCGTTATTAAATCCAGATGGTTGGCAACCTAGACCACAATGCCACAACGGAAACAAGAATTGCCACCACGAAGCTGCACCAAGAGGAAGTAGAACTGGTACGCAAGGACTTAAAGGTAATTACAATAGAAGTAAAATACCAGAGGAATTATGTATAGAAATTTTAAAAGTTAAATAAGATGTATATAAATATAGAACTAAAACGAGCTGAAAGAAAAGACTACTTTAATTTCTTAATCAATGGGGTTAAGCTAGGAGAATGGGAACGAAGCGAACTAAGACATTTAATTGAAACAATAGATAATAAAATATAATGGACAAATACTCAACAATTATAAAAATCTCGCTTAAGATGTTTAAAAAACTACCTGACGAATTAACGCAAGAAGAAAAAAACATAGTAATTGATATATACGATGACTATTACTAGAAGGTTATATAAAAAAAAGTGAAAATGTTTATATAATAATAGGATGTATAAAATATACACAAATAAACACACTAAAAATGCCATTTAAAAAGGGGAACTCATACGGAAATAGAAACGGAAGACCTAAGGGAGTTGACAATAAGATCACTAAAGAGATTAAAGAAATACTCCAAGAAGTTGTATTCAATGCTGACGAAATAAGCAAAGTATATAATGGATTAGACTCCCACCAAAAAGCTGAGTTTATGGTTAGAATGGCACGCTATGTAACCCCAGAACAGAAAGCTATTAATTTAGGCTTAAATGAATTTATAGAACAACCATTATTTCTAGATGTTTCAGAAGACAACAGCTATACAGAAGATTCAGAAGCTATCCAAACGGATTAGAGTAGTTCAAGGAGGAACTTCAGCATCAAAGACCTTTGGCATATTAGCCATGCTTATAGACTACTCTATTAAACACCCTAAGACAGAAACATCAGTAGTAGCTGAGTCTATACCACACTTAAGACGTGGAGCTATAAGAGACTTTAGGAAGATTATGCAGATGACTGGACGTTGGTATGCAGAGCGATTTAATAGAACTTTACTCACATACACCTTTAGCAATGGCTCAACAATAGAGTTTTTTAGTGCTGACTCAGAAGCTAAGCTAAGAGGTGCTAGACGTGACATCTGTTACATCAATGAGGCTAACAATATTGCTGGTGGCTTTGATTCCTACCTACAGTTAGCTGTAAGGACTTTAAAACATATTTATATAGACTTTAACCCAAGTGCTGAGTTTTGGGCGCATACAGAGCTTAAAAACGATTTAGAAGCCGAGTGGTTAATTCTTACTTACAAAGACAATGAAGCAGCTCCAGAAGCTGCTGTAAGCGAAATACTAAAGGCTAAAGCTAAAGCTGACAAAGGGAATGAGTATTGGGGTAATTGGTATCGCGTTTATGGAGAAGGTTTAACTGGGATATTACAAGGTGCTGTATATACCAACTGGAAAGTAGGAAACTTTAAAGAAGTATCTAAGCCTATCTACGGTCAAGATTTTGGTTTTAGCAATGATCCAACAACACTAATAAAAACTTGTATAGATAGAGATAACAAGATAATCTATTTACAAGAATGTTTCTACAAGAAATCATTAACCGCTAGTGAGATATATATACTAAATAAAAAGTTTGCTGGAAACAATTTAATTGTAGCTGACTCTGCAGACCCCAGACTAATTTCTTCTTTATCAGCTCAAGGATTAAAC